TTTATTAAATGTTCCTGATTTTAATACAAATACTAGATTTTCTGCAAAAAAATATGGTTTTGATATATTTAATACATTTGGAGATACATTTTATTATTCAAATCATGGTTATTTTACAGATCAAATGATGTATGATTTTAAAATAAATAATTCAAATAAAGAAGTCGATTACATAGATATTGAAGGAAACAAATCCATAGGCGTAATTCCATTTTTAAAATCGAGATTTGATGACGGCAAATCGTTTCATATGCAATGTCATTTTCAAAATCCTCATGATACTATGCAATTTTATCAAAATTATTCACAAACTCCACTGGGTCAACAATTACAATTTACATCTCCATTTTTACATGAACAGACAACAAATGTAGGTATAAACAATCCTTATTTTTTCGATGCTACATTTCCAAATGCTTTTATTCAAGAAGATAATTTAGTAAAAAATTATTTTGAAAATACATATTTTAAATATTCTAAAAATATTACATCTTTGCCATTTTTAAATTCTTATACACAAGACTATGCAACAAGTCCAAAAACGAATAGTCCTTTTTCATTTTATACAGGTTTAAGTGAAGCATATAAAATTATTTTTTCATTTCCATCTAGTAGTAGTGATATTGCTGTATGGAAAAATTTAATTAATAATTATTACGGACTTATTCATGAAGTTGATAATTATATTTCTTCTATATATGATTTTTTAGAGAATCATAATATGTTGAAGGATACGGCCGTGATAATTACTTCTGATCACGGAGATCAAATGAGTGGTCATGGATTAAAACAAAAAGGAGTTCCATTTAAAGAATCAGTTAATGTACCATTTATGGTTTATTCTCCTGAGTTATCTCCATGTAAAAGTAATATACTAGGTAGTTTGATTGATTTATGTCCTACAATTGAAACAATATCACATGCGAATATAAAATCAAGTGAATTTAAAGGCGTATCATTGGTTAATTTAGTAGATAATAGATTAAAAGTTCGTTGTAATAATGAATCAGTATTTAATATTTATAATTCATTTCAGACATATACAAGTTATTTTGCTTTTAAAAACTGGTATAGTAAGCAAACTAGTGATTTTCAGAATTTAATGAAATATTCTTATACAAATATTTTTTTTGAATATTTTGGTCATTATAGTATATGTATTCACAAAATTGACGGCGTTCAATATAAATTGGTTCGTTTTTACTCAATTAAAGAAGTTATTGTATACAATTTATTGTTTAATAAATTATTGAATGATAGTTTTAATATAGATTTTATTTTAAATGAGGTACAAGAAAATGAAAGTGTTACAACTTTAATTAGTAGTGATGATTTAATTGAGTTTAAATATCTTTTAACCAATTATAAATCAAGCAATGGTACTTTTAATGAAATATATGATTATATAACAGAATATACTGGTAATAATGATTCTATTTTATTGGTATTATTTCTATCGTTTATTATAAATTACATTTCATCAAAGACTAACTATAATTTAATAATACCTGGTTCTAAAACAGATTTTGAATTACTTTACAAAAATAAATATTATTATTATTTTTTATATAATATGAAAGAAGATACTGATGAAATTATAAATTTATTAGATAAAAATTTTCCTGAACGTCAAACGTATCATATATTAAACATTGCCAAAAAAATGAATAAAACATTAAATAAAATAATTCCTAATTATTGCGATAAAGATGGTTTATTTATATATTTGTTACCTAAAGAAGCAATTATTTTAAGTTTTCTTAAAATTTTATCAACATACGGAATTGATTATTCTTCATATAGTGATTCTCAACTATATAATGCAATTACATCATTTCAAGAGAATGATTGGAATAGTTAAAAATTATATTAAATAAAATGTTAAATAAAATATTAAATATATAATAAAGATTATAAATATTATTTTTGAAATTATTTTTTTGAATTTAAAGTAAAAATATTATTAATAATTTCATATTGCGATTCTAAATCAATATTGAAATTATTATCCATTTTTTCAATATCTACAAAATTCCCCCCATGTTTCATTATAAATGAATTATATAATCTAAATTTTATATTTTTAATATTCTTTTAGCTTTTTTAGAAACATTTTTATGTTTATATTGTTGTGCACGAATATAAGCAGAATAAACCCCTTTTTTACTTATTTTACATGTATTTTTTTTGCAAATAGGAAATGATTTTCGTAAACCTAAAAAGCATTTTTTTCCGCATTTTTTAAGCATAATTGATCTTTGATGAAAACTTGGTTTCTCTTTTTTCCAGCCACGTGTTGCGGATCCACGCCGATTTCTTTTTGTTTTACTCATTTATATAAATAATATATAAATTATTTAATTAAAATTATATATTATATGAAATGGAACGTTAAAAGTAATTTATCAATACCTGTATCAAAAGATAAAGATCAATATGAATTGAACAAATACAGGCCAAAAAAAAAAGATCAAAATACATATATACATAATTTACCTGATTCTCCTTCACAAAGTTTTCCTAGTTCAACAATGTTGCCTATAATATCCGTAAGTGATCAAATTAAATTACCTTTTGTTAAAAACTATACAGAAGAAGAAATAGAAAGTGTAACAACAGATCCTTCTTCCAATTTAGTTATTGAATTATCTGGGAATAGTTTAAAAAAGAAGGTAATCACTTATAAAAAATTAACATACAAACAAATGGAAAAAGAAATAAATGATGATTATTTTTCAGAAAATGAGTATCATTCTAGTGCTCTTGATATATTAGCGACTTATTTACGTGGACAAAAGCTAATTTATATGGAGTCTAAAAGTTTTTGTGAAGATAGATTAAATGCATTAATGATGCCTTCCATTTTTCTCTCTACTGCTGCTACAGTATTATCAGCTATAATAAAAGATTATAGTTGGGGAGCTTATTTTATTGCAGGTGTAAATGGTTTTATTGCATTTCTTTTGGCAGTAGTAAATTATTTAAAATTAGATGCAGCGAGTGAGGCACATAAAACATCTTCACACCAATATGACAAATTACAAACATCAGTTGAATTTTTATCTGGTACAACTTTATTATTTAATAATGATAAAAATTTAATACAATCCAAATTAGATAGTACTGAAAAAAAAATAAATGAAATTAAAGAGACGAATCAATTTGTTATTCCAAAAGAAATTAGAACTATGTATCCTATTATTTATAACACAAATGTATTTTTAATTATAAAAAAAATAGAAGATATAAGGAGACGTAAAATTAATACTTTAAAAGAAATTATAAATAATAAAAATTATTTAATTGGTGTATTGAAATCAAAAAAAAGAAAAGATAAAAAACAACATGTAATAAAAAATTTAGAGCAAGAAATTGATGATAAAATAAAAGAATCTAACTATTATATTAATAATTTATTAGTACTTAAATCAGCTTTTTCAATTATTGATGAAATGTTTGTAAAAGAAATGGAAAATGCAGAAATTATGAAAACATTAACATACAAAATAAGTAAATGGGTATGTTGTAATTGTATAGTAAGACAGCAATTAGATAATCCTAAAAAATTAAGTGAATTTATTGAAGATGTTATGGATCCTTATGGTAGACAAGATAAACATGAAAAAGAAAAGAAGAAAAAGGAAAATAAAGAACTAGAAAAATTACAAGAAAAACAAAAAAAAGAAATAAAAACAAATGAAAATATAGATCATATATGGAACGAATTAAATAAAACCAAACAATTATTAAAAGATAATATTGATTTTACAGATAAATTATGCGATAAAATTGAAAGAGGTGATAATTTTAACAATAATAATAAAAAAGATGAATACGTATTTAGTTTAAATAAGTTTCCAAATATTTTTAAATTATTCACAAGTGAAACAAATATTAATAATATTAAACTTAAAGCAGAAGAATTGGGTAATTATGAAGATAACGAAGATATAAGGAGTGTAAATAATTCAGATTCATCTAATTCTCTAATAGATGGTGATGTTATTTGCGATGATAAAGAAGATAGTATAGATGATAATAATGTTAATAAAAATAATTAATTATTATATATGTCATCAATAACAATTTTTATTGAAACTTTAGAAAAAAGTATAAAAAATAAATCTGTTTCGCTTTATTTGACAGAACCTGAAAAAGATTATATAAACATATTATTAAAAGCTGAAACGGATGTATATGGTAATCCAGGAATTATTTATCAAATACAAAGAGAAATTAATTCAATAGTGAAAGATAAAAAAATAAATACTATATCCAAATTAATATTATCAATTGCAAATATATTGAAATCAGATATACTAAAAAATACAACTCAAAATGTAAGTATTATTAGAATTATTGAATTTATATTGGATTCAATATTTGATTCAAATATATTACTATTAAATTCTATAGAAGTTATATTAATTAGAAGCTTGATTGATTCTTCTCTCGAATTATTGAATACAAATATAGAAGTTGTTGAAAATAATTGCTCATGTTGTTTTTTTCCTTTTATATTTAATTTAACAACTTAAAGAAAAAATAAGAATATTATATTATATTATATTATATTATATAATATAAATTATGTCAAATTTATATCAATCCATTGTAAATGCATACGACAATATAACACAAATTTTCGATAGAATGGATGACAATTTTATTAATAATATTAATATTGGTAATAATATTAATGTTACTTATAATGGAAATATAAATACATTTCCTGATATTTTAGATGACTTCGATTTAAATATCTCTCCAATAACTACTCTAGGATTAGAAATTATTGTAGATTATAATATTAATAAAACAGAAATAGAATGTTGTGTATGTATGGAAAATAAAAAGGATAATGATATTTGTTTATTAAGTTGTCAACATATATTTTGTGTTTCTTGTATAAAAAAAACTATTTTAATTAAGAAATTTTGTCCATTGTGCAGAAGAAATATAAATAAAGTTTTTGTTACAATTGAAGAAAATAGAGAGAAATTAATGGAAGCTCATCATCCTTAATTTATTCTTGGTTGCAAGAATAGGACCTTGATTACCAATATTATTGGTAGTAAACAACATTTTTTTTGGTTTTATTTGAGAAATTCTTTTTTTATGTTCAATTTCTTTTATTTTATCTTCTATTAGCATCTGTTTATATTCTTCCATTGTTTTTGGTACTCTTACTACAGGTTTAGCAGCATTTATATCTTTATAATTCTTGAAATACTTATTAAATATAAAACTATGTTTAACAGAAGAATCAAGAGGTTGTTGATTTTGTGATGCAATTTGTTGTGAAACATATTCTTGATATGGTTGTTGATATGATTGTTCTTGATATTCATTTGTTTGAACGGGTTGCATATATTGCAATACACCTTTATCATTGACAACAATATTCATATTTGATAATATATCATCAAAAGATACTTTTTTTCTTTTTGTTTGTACTTCATCTGTTTTTTTATAATTTTCCCAATATTTTTCAGGAGCATTTAATAATGGGTTGTCATCTATTTCTGAAAAGTGAATCTCCATTTATATTAAAACCACATTTTTTTTACATTTTTTTTACATATCATTTAAAATAAAAAAAAATATGCTTTTAATATAAATATGCTTAATACTTATATTAATAATTATGGATTAACAAAGACTATTATAGGTAATAATTATGGAAAACAAATAGAAGAAGTTAAATGGAATGCTAATTATGATGGTAATAAAGCAAAAATACACTTTAAAACGAATTTAAATGGTAAAAAAAAAGACTATAATTATATTCA